GTCTCCTCATCGAGCAGACCAGGCTGCTCGACCCCCACCTAAACGGCGGGAGCCCCCTTCAGTTTGATGCGACGGACTGAAGGCCGCCCAGAACGTAGCAAGTGTTCGCTGAAGACTGGCAAATCTTCAGGGTCTCTGAGCTCGAGACTAACCAAACACTTGATGAGGGCGCCGTACTCTCCTAAAGGATCTTTAGGAGGACGAGAGCTCTCCACATATCCCTTAACAAAGGGAGCGTGAAGATGCTCATCTAGCCAACTAGAATCTGGGTCTAATCCCAGAAGGCTAGAGCGACCCAACACAGGAGACTCATCTCCAACAATCGGAAATTCGAAACCAATGGAATCGAACAACCGATCGATGAATGCAGCTGACTTCCAGAAACCAGCCTTATAAAGGTGATTCCTGAAAGCAACAGTGCTGATGATCTCCTCTACGTCTCTCAGTGAGGAAGGAAAAGCCGACCTTTGTCGGATGATGGAAACATCATTCCCATCATAGTATTCCTTCCCGCAAGACTCCCGGAATTTGCCAGTCCAGAAGCTCTTGCTCCGATTTACCCGAAACCCAAAAGTTTCGAGCATTTGGATCACTGAGGACACGTAGTCTACAGGAACGATGATGTCGTCACCGTAGACGCGCACCTTACCAAGAAAGCTGTTTAACTCTTTCTTGGTCAGGGGATGGTTAGCTCTTTGTTCTATGGCGAGAAATATGATGGTTAAAAACACCATACTCTCGAACGGAAAACAAAGAGCAGAACCCATCGACGCGAACTTGGACAGACGAATAACGCCATGTCCAGGTACATCAGCCTTCCGTGACCTGCAGGCATCAACCCCGCCTTGTAAGTTGGGGAAGTTACCTAGAAGGGCACGTACATGCTGATTCGAGACACGATCCGATGCTTCGCTCAAATCGAGCGTAGCGAGGTCTCCATATTTGGATCCCTCGAGTGCCAGAGCCTGATTAGGCGTCTGATCATCCCATCGGAGGAACTGTCCAGGGAATTTAGTCCTGAACAGTGCTCGCTCAATGCTACCGAGGATACCCTGTTGTATGAACATCATGCAAGCAGGCTCGATGGCAATGATACGAGGTGTCTTGAGCGTTTTAGGTACAGTAATGACCCTAACGGGTCGTTCCTGACCGGGTTCGAGGACGTTCACACCCTCGATTTGCTCGAGGAGGTGGGGCCATGGAGCCGAGACGAGATATTCCCAGTGAGGGAAGTACCTCTCCAGGCGAAGGGTCCATTCCTGCATGAGCCACTTAGCATTGCTGCTAAGGTGCTCAGCAGTGGACCCAGGCCCATGCCTTGGAGTAAGTCTACCGTAGAAGATGTCCTCATCTACGGACTGAAAGACTTCACTCCAAAGCAAGTTGCCGATAGATTTAAACCTGAGCATCAAATGATCAGGAATGGTTCTATCAGCGACTCGAACGTCCTGCTCACACTGCATGTAAC